CAAACATTTCCTTTCCAAGGAGTTTCTTGTACACCGTGTCGTATTTCTATTCTATTAAATTTTAAGTTTTCTATTTGTTCAGGGTTTAGATTTTTACTAAGATGTTTCTTAAATTCTATTTCTGCTTGATCCCAATCAACAAATTTACTACTATGAACATAACCAGTACCACGCCTATGGTATAAAGGAATATCCCAGACCCATCCGTTTTCTATTGCAGTGCAGTTAGTATAACTGTGCATTTCATTTTGTTTATCATTATATGGAATACGTGTTGCTAATGCTCTATCATTTAAAAGCACATCACCAAAAGAAACAAACTTAGACTTCATTACTTTTTCTATAAGTATTTTTCTAAAGCCTGTACAGTCTATATATAGATCTGCTTTATAATTTTGTTTTTCTCCGCATAATTCTGTGATATCGCCTTGTGCATTTTGCTTTACATTTAAAATAGTATCTGTATGGTGTGTGCATCCTTGCGGAATAGCAATTTTGTTTTTTAAGTATTGTCCAAATCTTTCTGCATCCATATGGTATGCTGTATGTAAATGGAAATCAAAACCTCTTATAGAATTCTTTCCATCTGCATTGTCATATAATTTATTTTTTTCAGTAACGTATGTTTGATTTAATGCCCATCCAGCAAATTCGCTTGGGTCTAATTTATTTTCATTGTATGCTTGATACCAAAAATAATCCATTATACCATTATTTGATTCAAACAACATAGTACCAAAAGGATAATGAAATGCGCTGCCTTTTTCTCGGAAGTCTGTAAATTTAATACTTGTCTTGTATGTTGCTTTACATTCTTCCATCCAGTCACTATCTTTCAAACCTAACATATCGATGTATTTGTTAATATGACCTAGTGTAGATTCACCTACTCCCACAGTTGCGACTTTTGGAGATTCTACCAAACTTAAATCTATGTGTTTACATTTTTGGGATAAAAGTGCTGCTGTCATCCAACCTGCACTACCGCCGCCAACAATACAAATACTTTTAATTTGCACTAGTAATTCTCCTTAATATATTCAATCGCTTCTTTGTGTCCTAATACAGGCGCTTCTCTTGAAAAGTATATATCTAATTTTATCTTGGCTTCTAATTTAGTTTCTGGTTCCATTTTATTCCAATTTTCAATGTATGCTTGTCTATCAATTATTTCCATACCATTTAATACCATAATCCAATTATAATTATTAAAAAGTGTATATGGTTGGTTAAAGTGTACCCAAGTAGGCATATTAGATTTAAAATACTCTAGAGTTTCCAAATTAAAATCAGTCATTTTAATATCTTTAGTGCTTTTCCAAAATTCAGTATCTGTTCTTTTAGTAAAATAATGCAATTGTACAAAGTCTATTGTGTTCTGGAACACTTTACTAAACTTTTCGTTATATGACGCTGTAAGGGCCCTGTATGTGCGTTTAAAGGTGGTTATATGCGCGGTTAAGGCAAATGCTTGTTGTATAGCAGTGCCTATATTAGTTGCTTCTAAAGGTTCAATAAATGAAGCACTTAGTCCAATTGCTAAACAATTTTTATTCCAAGGATTACGTAAATATCCTGCTCCAAATTTAAACCGTTTTCTTATATCTAATTCGTGACCGTAATATTTGGTTGCTTCTTCAATTGCCTGATCTTCGTTAATAAAATTATCACAATATACATACCCATTACCGTATCTTCCTTGTGTAGGAATTTGAAAACACCAACCTGCGTTTAATGCTGTTGCACCTGTGTATGCAGGAAAGTTATCATCAAGTTTAGTTGGAAAAGTAATTGCACTATTCATAGGTAAATTATCTGTACAGTCTTTCCAGTCACTACCTACGTGCTTATGTAATACTTTGCTAAATCCAGTTGCATCTACATAGAAATCACTCTTATAGTTTTGTTTTTCTCCTACAAGAGTATCTATAAATCCTTCTTGATCTAATGTAACATCATTTATTGTATCTACAACAACATTTATATCTCTTGTTGTACATAAATGATTTAAAAATTCGTTTAGTTTGAATGTATCAAAATGAAATTGGTTTGTACTTTTTATTACAGGTTGATAATGCATACTATTACGTATAAATTCATCAATTGTATCCATTGGTTCTTCGTTATCAACAATAAGTTTATGAATTACATTAGGGTAACCTGTTTTGTCTTCTCTTATAATATAGTCAGGCACATTATGCAAATATGCTTTATTGTCACCATTCCAATTTTTAAAGTAGATACCGTGTTTAAATGTACTACCGCAATGTTTAAAACATTCTTCTGGGCCTATACCTATAAATTGTAAAAAGTCTGCCCAGTGTTCAGTAGTACCTTCTCCAACACCTACTATATCAATTGTATCTGATCTTATTAAATTAATTTTTAAAGAAGGAAATGCACTTCTTAATATAAGTGCTGTAGTTAAACCTGCCGTACCACCACCTAGTACTGAAACTTCTTTTACATACATTAATTTGCCTCGTGGTCAATGTTAAAATTAATACTAATTCTGTTTTGTCCAGAATTATTTTTTTCAGTATAATGTTTTAAGTGTGCTGGAAATAAAACTAGGTCGCCTTCAGCACAATCTACAGTGTATTTAAGATCTTTTATTTTTCCTTCTTCACTATATGGATAGTAATGTTGTGTATATTCATTAGGAGATTTAAAAACTAAGTTTCCTGCATTGTTTTGAAAATCTAAATAGTAACACCCTGCAAGGATGTGTGTAGAATGCGTATGAGATAAAGTTTCGTCACCGTCTATGTGTAGATTTGCCCACATACTTACTATTTTAGGTTTAGTGTGTGAAAATCCTGCACTATTAAAATAATGTTTGCAATGTAAATCTACAAAATCTGTTAATTGCTTGAAAATAGGATTTAGGTGTAATTCTCTATCAACTTCGTGTGTTGATTTACCACCTTTTTCTAATATATGATTTGAAGGATTTATATACTTAAACACACCTGTAAGATATTCCCGCATCATTTTGCGGTGTGTGTCTTGTATATCTACAGAATGTTTATATATACGAACAGGAAATAAATCTATAAGCATACATATACTTATTTAGATTTTATTCCCTGCTCAAATTTCTTGATTAATCGCTTACTTTTTTACCAACAGTTCTAGTAACGCCTGGAATTTCTCTATTAACAGTATCTGTCCAAGCAGGAGATTCTGGTGTTCCCCAATTAATTACTTGTCTGCTATTACGAACTTCGATTGCTTCTTCACTATTTGGACTTGGTACAGTTGCTTTTACTCTAGCAACGTGATCTCTCCAAGTAGAAGTACCGTTGATCTGATCTTTGTACATCATATCTAACTGCATTCCAATATCACCATATGCGTTTCTTCTTAAAACAGTATATGATGGTGGTGCTTGTACGTTTTGCACCCAATTTCCATTATCTAAAACCCAAGAATCATTTACATCATCATTAGCACAGTTGACCCAACGGATAGTTGCATTTGGACCTTCATAAATCTCAAATTCGTCGCCCGGTTCACAGATGTGCTGTATGTTTCCTTGGAAATCTACTAAACAACTTTTAGCCATTATTAACTCCTATACATTGTTATTTATACATCCACACGATACAAATGCCTCTACGACCTGTACCGCCACGTCTTCTACCTCGTGGTGCACCAACGCCGCCTGAACCTGGTGCTGCTTGTCCTTCTCTTTGAGATGGTTGTGGTCCACTATCGTGTACCCCAATACTTGAACCTCCAAAATAAGAACTGCCTCCTAATCCACCACCGTGGTGTGTATGGCCACGTCCACCGCCGCCATATAAATTTAAATTGCCTGATGATCCTACGCCTGGTCTGCCGCCTGAATGTCCACCTACTCTTCTTGCTCCTTCACCACCACTTGCTGATAGATAAGGACCAAATGAACTTGATCCGCCGTTTCCTGCTGAGTTATGATAGTTTACACCACCACCTCCGCCATTAAGCGTGATACTTACTGATGAAATACTTCTAACATCTAGAACTTCTTCTGAGTATCCACCTGCTCCACCTGATTCTCCGTGACCTGTACCGCCACCTCCTGCTCCACAGATTTGTACTCTAATTTTGTTTACTCCGGATGGCTTATTCCAAGTACCGTTTGATGTATAGTAACTCACTCCGTACAGATCTGCATCTGAAAAATCATAACCGTTTGAGCTTGTGTTTACTTTTAAAACCTTGTTTGCTGAACCAATTGATGTTTTACCAGTTCCGCCCGCTGATGCTGCTAAAGCACCTGTTACTGCTGCTCCTGATAAATTAACTGCACCTGATTCAAATTTAGTAGATTGTAAAGCATTTGCAGGATCTACTTTAGCACCAGTTACTGCACCTGTTGCAATTGCTGCTGATTCGATTGTATTTGCTGCAATTTTGTTTCTGTTAATTTCACCAGCACCAATGTCTGCACTTGTAATACTACCGTCAACAATTCCAGCACCTGTAATCTTTTTTAATCCTTCATAACTAAATGCCATTGATAACTCCTATTTGTATTCCCATACAACAACCATACCGCTTCTACCAGTTCCGCCACGTCTTCTACCTCGTGGTGCACCTGTTCCACCACTTCCTGGTGCTGCTTGTCCTTCACGTTGTGATACTTGAGGTCCACTATCGTGTACTCCAATACTTGATCCACCCCAGTAGCCGTTACCGCCAGCACCACCGCCGTGATGCGTATGTCCTGCTCCACCGCCACCGTAAATATTCATATTACCTCCGGAACCAATTCCTGGTCTACCTCCAGAGTGACCACCAACTCGTCTTGCACCTTCGCCGCCACTTGCTGATAGATAAGGTCCAAATGATGTACTTCCGCCATTACCTGCTGAATTGTGATAGTTTACACCACCACCGCCACCACCGATGCTTATGCTTACACTACTAATACTTTCTACGTTTAAGTACTCTTCTGAGTAACCGCCTGAACCACCTGCTTCGCCGTGGCCAGTGCCACCGCCTCCGCCGCCAATTACCTGTACTCTAATTCTAGTAACATCTGACGGTTTAGTCCAAGTTGTGTTTCCTGTGTATACTCTACAAGCACTTATTCCACCTGCATTCAAAGATACAGCATTAGATGCATTTGTTCTAATATGATAGCCTGCATTTCCACTAGTTAGTGCAACTCCTGTACCGCCTTTTGACGCTGATAATGCGCCGGTAACTTTGTTTCCTGCTAAATCTACTGAATTATTTGCAAGTTTACCACTTGTAACTGCACCATCTGCAAAATCTGCAGACGGAATTGATCCGTCTTCAATTTTGACATTTGTAATTGCTCCGGAATCAAAGTCTGCATTTACTAAGGTTGTACCAGCAACATCATCTGCTATAATTGTTGTATCTACAAGGCCTTCACCTGTAATTTTCTTTAAACCTTCATAACTAAATGCCATAATTTAACCCCTTATACTCCAAACAACTACCATACCACTTTTACCACTTGCACCTCTTCTACGTGCTTGTGGTGCTCCAACTCCACCACTTCCTGGTGCTGCTTGTCCTTCACGCTGTGATGGTTGTGGTCCACTATCGTGAACTCCAATGTTTCCTCCACCGAAGTAACTAGTTCCGCCGTGTCCACCACCGTGGTGTGTATGACCTGCACCACCACCACCGTAAATATTAATATTACCGCTGGATCCTATACCCGGTCTACCTCCTGTGTGTCCACCTACTCGTCTTGCTCCTTCACCACCTGAAGCACTTAAATATGGTCCAAAACTAGAAGTACCACCATTACCCGCTGAGTTATGATAGTTTACTCCTCCGCCTTGGCCGCCTACTGTAATACTTACAGTACTAACACCTGTTACATCAACGATTTCTTCGGAATATCCTCCCGATCCACCTGCTTCACCGTGTCCAGAACCACCTGCACCTCCACCTACAACTTGTACTCTTACTCTTGTACATCCTGCAGGTTTAGTCCAAGTACTGTTTCCTGTATAAACATTACACTGTATAATTCCAACTTGTCCATATTCGAGAGCATTTCCTGAATTGTTAACCATCAATGTTCTATTTGCTGAGCTTGATGTTAAACCAGTACCGCCGTTGGCAACAGGTAATTGGCCACTGGTTACACTTCCAGATAAATCAATTTGACTGTTTCCAATCGCTGCGTCAGTTATGCCAAGATCCTGAATTTGATCAGTATCAATCTGTCCACTTGCAATTTGTCCACCTTGAATGTTTCCTGTTGCTACTGCTGCTGCATTTACAGCACCTGTTGCAAAGTCATCAGTCGTAAGTGTACCGTCAATGATTCCCTCGTTTGTAATCTTTTTTAGACTGTTGTAATTAAAAGGCATTAATTTTTTCCTCTATTAAATTCCTTCTACTAGCCAACCTCCGGCTGTATCAGAATAAACCAATGTAAATGAAGCACCTTCTGTACTCACTGTCATTGTGTCCGCCACACGCATAATTCTATGTGAACCTGGATCCATTGTGCAAGAATTTGTTTGAAATGTACCATTTTTATCAAACACTTTAATAATATCTCCTGCAAACGGATTAGTTGGTAACGTTAATGTTACTGGTGCTGTACTCGTATCAACAAAATAAATTCTATTTGCTGTAATTATTGAGTCAGCATTCACAGTGGATTGTGCGAAGAGTGAGGGCGGAACAACTCCTCTTGGATTTGCTTTTACATCACGTCCCATATCATCTCTCCTTTATTACGTAGTTGACGTTTCAATGCCGTACACTACTGCACTAACATTAATTGTATCTGATCTAACAACTAAAATTTTAGTTGCATCCATTACAATTCCTGTACGTTCAATAACTGAATTACCAATGATTTCTGAATCATATTCAATAAATTCATCATCAGTTGGCGTTGCTGATGCCGCTACTGCGACTCTAATCTTCGCTGAACTAGCATTCCTGTTACAGACTGATAGTGTTACTACACTGAACGTGTCTGCTGGAACAGTGTACAGAGTAGTATCTGTAGCCGCTGCTAAGTTCGCTGTTCCTAGTCTTCCTGTTGCCATTTTATTTTTTCTCCGTTTATTAAGTTAAAAAGTAACTCCACGCTACTGGTAAACCACGTACACCGCCTTTGAAATTCATATTGGCATTAATCTGAATTGCCTGCTGTGTAGTAGTTGTAATAGTCGTTCCAGCAATGTATACAAAACCTGCTGTAACACTATTTACGTTAAGCGATGCACCACCGCCACCAATTTGTGAACTGATGTAAGCCTTAATTGCTCTTTGTGTTGGTACAACACTATCACTATCTGCTGTAAAGAATGGGTCTGTACTAAACTCTTCAATACTTGCAGATCCTCCACCTAGTGTAACTTCACCAAGTGTAAGTTCTTGTAGTCCTGCAATGTTAAATGCATCAGCATTCAATGTTGCAACACCTGTTGACTGTTCAATACTAAACAAGTCACCAACTCTAAAGTTACCGTCTTGGTCAGTAGCAGTAAAGAACACTCTACCACCGTTTCCTTCTCTTGTCTCATTAGCCTGTATAGGATCTTGAGTTGGTAATCCAGGATAATTTGTTTCTGTAAAGTTACCTGTACCAATGTCTAAGAAGTCGTGTCCTGTTAGACGTACTTGCGAGTATCTAATTCTAGTTGTTACTGAAGTGCCGTGCGGTGGAACATCAATAACTTTCATATCTGGCGATACTTGTAAGAATACTGTATATGATCCGTCATACTGTCCTAGTAATGTTACCAAGTTAACAAGTTTAAATGTTTGATTTGGTAAGTGACCAAATACTACGTTTGAACCTGTTGCAGGTATTCCGCTCAACTGTCTTACAGCAATAAATGTACCGCTTTGTAAGAAGTCTGCATAACCATTTCCACCTACTAAATCAGCACTTGATGAAACATATCCAGTACCTCTTGAAGTAAATGATGGAGTACCAAGTACACCACTGCCAGTTCTAACCTGGAATGGTAGTGCATAAATCTCACTTGGATCAGTGATTGTCATAGTTGGTGTAGCATCATAACCTGAACCTGGTTCTGTAATACGTACTTCAAAGATTTTATTTGAAGCAACACCTGCTCTACCTTTAGTAGTTGCACCTGTTTTAATTCTTCTTACAAGTGTTCCAGCATCATTACCAAGTATTGCCCAGTAACCTTTTCTTTGTGCTGTTCCAAATGTAAGTGCATTGAATCCGTTTGCTGCAAGTTCTCCTGAACCTACACCTTGCCAATCCCAATTGAATCCATCTTGTGATGTTACAACATAAGTATAACCTTCGCCGTCTTCACCTGCTTTATATGCTGTTGCCATAAACAAACCTTGTCCATATTTGATTTGTTTAAGTCCTGCATTTGTAGTTGAGTCTGGAGAACCTATTGCTGTTGCTGTCCAAGTATTTCCGTCGAAACTAAATGCTGCGTCATCTGTATCTGTAGCAATAGCAACGAATTTACCTTGTCCCCAAGCAACACTATCCCAAGCACTGGATGCTGGAAGTGTTGTGTCTACCCAGTTTACACCACCGTCTGTTGAGTAAGCAACTGTAGTTGTTCCTGATTTAACAGCAACTATTCTTCCTCTACCTGCTGTAATAGCAGTAAAGCCTGTGCTGTTTAATGTACCTGTTACGTCCCAAACTTCACCATCTAGTGAAATTGCAACTGTAGTTGAATCACTAGCAATTGCAACAAAACGTTGTGTAGTTGAATCAAAACATACGTCTACCCAGTTAGCACTTGCTGGTAATGCTGTTGCTGTCCAAGTAGTACCATTGTCGGAATATGCACCATTTGATGTTCCTGATGCAACTGCAACTATTTTTGAAATTTTTCCAACGGTTGAACCGTCATCAAATTTACCTGATGCTGTTGCTTGCCAGTTACTTGCAGAAGGAAGTGTTACTGAACTCCAAGTTTGTCCATCTACACTTCTAAATCCTGTAGTTGATCCATTTGCAAGTGCAACAAATGCACCTGCTGATCCATATCCATCTACATCAATTGCTTGAATAGTTCCATCTGAGTCTACACTTGTAACTGTAATTGTAATGTCATTGGTACCGTCTGTACCTCCTACATTACTTCCTAGTATTGTTAATGTGTCTAATCTTGTGTAACCATTACCGCCTGCTGCGATCGATACATCATACTTCCAACCATTTTTAATAACAGTGAAACTGTTTCCTGTTCCTGTTCCACTTGTTGCAGTTACAACATAAGTGTTACAGATTTCAACAAATCCTGCTGCGTTATATGTTTGACTTGATAAACCTGTACCTGCAATATCAGTAAATCCTGGAGCAGTAAATGTAATTCTTGGTTCAACAATGTATGTTGATGAAGCATCAGGAGCAACAATATTTGTTCCTGCTAAGAAATGATCCCAGCCACTTGCACCTGTGCTTTCTCTTGTAACATTAGCAAGTTTAGTTCCTGAGTTGTAAGATGATATAATACCAAACTGTCCAACACCTGCACCGCCTGTTACAACAACTTTCATTCCTACATATGCTGAACTAATCTCTGAGTCAGTAGCAGCAAGTGTAATACTGTTAGTTGTTCCGCCTTGTGCAGTGTTTGCATTTGATACATAACCAAATCCACCAAAGTTTCCAACTACTTCAGGAGCGTTTGCTGAATCGTCTACGTTATCTTCTAAGAATACGCTGTGTACTGCTTCATCTCTAAATTCATCTACGTGTGCTGTAGCGCCTGTACCTGCACCTGAAATTAGGAATTCTGCTTCTTCATAATCTATACCAGCATTTTCAAATTCAAAGTTGTATACTTCATTTTCACCGTCTGTGTTAACCTGTTTAACAGTTGCTTCAAACTGGAATTTGTTATCAACAATTGCTGTATCTGGAGTTTCAGTAGAATCAAATCCTTCTGCAACTGAACCAAAGTCACCGTATGAGTTGTTACCGTTAGTTCCTCTAATTCTTCCACCTTCGGTTGATAGGTATCCAATGTGTGAGTAGTAAGTAAACACTGATACAAGCTCTGCTCTACCATTGTTTGCTACCCAAGCACCAATACCATCACTAATTACCTGTGTAAAGTCGTTGGATACAATTGAATCGTTACCACCGTTATGTAAAGCACCGTCAATTTTCTGTCCGATACCTGCAAAACCAAATGTAGTTACGTTCTGTACATATGGAGAACGCTGTGTAATCCATACTCTGTAATCTTCTGGACCCCAACCTGGATCAAGTGATACATAAGCACCGCCTGATACTCTTGAAGTACCATATGCATTAGCACCAAGTAGGTCACCATTTATTCCATCTAGTGTTTGGTTTCTTACACCAGTACCATTACGTACATAGTAAAAATCTTCTTCTTGTGAGCCAACAACACTGTTTCCATACAATCTAGAACCTAACAGTGTTCTGTAGTTTCCTGGATATTGTAAATCGTAAATAATACCTTTCAGTGTTTCTTTTACATCTCTTTCACAAAGTTCACTGTTGTAACTTAAATCAACACTACAAGAACCTGTGTCATCAGTCATTGCTCTTGGTGTTGCAGCATTTCTTGTAGTTGCAATTGTAAATTTAGTTGAACTTAGTATGTCTTGTACATAGTAAACAGTTCCTGCAACAATACCATCTTCCTCTGGTGCTAGTGCATTTGTTGGAGGACCAACAATGTCTGCGCCACTAAACACAACCGCTACATCTCTTTTTAACCAACTTGTATCACTTATTGTAATACTGTTATCTGCTGATGCTGTAGCAGTTACAGTGTCTGTAAATGTTGCAGCAATATATGCTGTTGCTTCTTTTGTAATGAAAGTTTCATTTCTCATTAACTGTGTTACAGCGTGATGTGTATTTCTAAGTGGAGTTACACATCTGCTACCTTCGTTTGATCCTGAGTAAATGATGTTTAACATATCTTCCATTAATACTTCAACACGTGCATTTGCTGTAGCGTCACCTGAAACTGAAACAATGTAATCTTTAACAAAGTCGAAAGAAGCCATTGTTGCTGCTTTTTGTCCTTTATCATATACATCACTAGCAGTTGATCTCAAGTAAGCAAGTCCTGCCTTACGTGTTTTAAAGTTACTGTTAAACATAAAGTCAAACATAACTGCTTCAGTAATAAGTCTTACATCTCTAGCACACTTATCTGCATCGTAAGTTAAACTAGGATAGTTTGCAGTTAAGAAGTTTGCATTCTGTGTTACAATTGTTTCTTGTGCTGCATCTACGTTTTCAGCCGCTGTGATTAATGCAGTAGTTGTTGTAACACCATTTGTTGCTTCTGGTTCTTTTACAACATCTGCAACAATTGATAAGCCAGCGCCATTAGTTAATGTTGCTGCACTTCCGCCAAACACAGTTGAAACTGTCAATGTGGCTGCTGCTGGAGTAGATACTACCCAATATTTTTGACCTGCTGTTAAACTGTTTCCAGTTGTTCTAGGTGTAAACGAATCACCAACACTTAAACCGTGTGCTGCTGATGTAGTAATTACATTTGATGAAATACTATCAACTGTTACATTTGGAGCACCTGTTGTAGCACCAGCATCAATTAAATCAATAATGATCTGGATGTTATCTTGTGCTGCTGTTTTAGATGCTGCACTTCCTGCTGTACCTGAACGGTACTGTGTTACTGTGCTGTTTTTAGCAGTAATTGCAGTGTTGTCAATAATTTGTCCAACAATTGTTTTTAGGTAACCGTAAGTTACAACAGTAGCATTAGGTTCTGCATCATCTAAACCAAAGTTTCCAGAATAAACTGAACCCGGACCGTCGTAGTATGCAAGTCCTGCTCTAATTGCTTGACTGTTACCGCCATAGGTTAAATCATAAATTAATGCATCAACAATGTAGCCTACATCTTGTTTACATTTTGTTTTAGAATATCTTAAAGTTGGATAATTCTCAGTGATATATGCAGTAATTTCTTCTTTCATAAACTGTCTATTGTTTACAATTTGTTTTCTTGCATCACCGTATCCGTTTAAGAAAGATGAATTATATCCTGTTGGATCAGGATAATTCATCAAATCAATTTCGCCAACTCTAAAGTCCATATCATTTACTAATGCACCCATAAGTCTGTCAATACGGGCTACTTCTACACTGTCTGCAAATGGAACTACTTGGCTTTGTGTTTCTGTATTACCAGAAGTTGCTGTTACTGTACTACCTTGAATAATACTTTTTACAACACCTTCTATATGTTCATATGTTTCAATACTGTACTTGGTATCTGATTTATCAGTAGGTGCTTCAGATGCTCCTAATGGACCAATGTTCACTGAACGTACCTCGTCACCAATTACACAGGTATTTTCTGGAATGCTAATAGGTCCTGTTTCTCTATAACGACCAGTTTTAATTTTAATAAGGCTGTTTGGCATATACCTTGCAGGCACTCTTCCAACACCGCCATCTTCAACTGCATTCTGAATAATTGTCATTAAACTGTCAACAACTGCAATGACACCTGTTTCAGCAGCAATAGTTGCGTCTTTGTGTTGTGCAATTACCGCTGTTGATAAGTCACCATTTGTAGTTTGGTAATTTACTGTAGGATCTTCTTGATTTAGAATGTTTCCTACTAGAGTTTCCATATACTGATATGTTGCTAATTCAGTTGCAGAAGTTAAATCAACTTTTGGATAAGAATCACTTGCAGTGTTTTCTGATTCTACAAGCGCATCAAACCTTGTGTTTGCCCAGCCTCTTGACTTAACGTTACCACCGTGTGATATATCGTACACAAGTGAGTCAACAACAAAGCCAATATCTCTATGAGCTCTGTCATCTAAGAATGTTAAGTTGTACCAAATGCTTGTTGCATCTGGAGTAGTAGTTGTGTTTAGTTCTACATTGTAATGAATATATTCTAAAACTTCATTTTGAATAAAGTTCCTATTCATTTCTAAAAGTTTTTTAGCGTTTGGATTTCTAATTCCGCGATCAATTTCTTGTGCTGCGAATCTTACAGTTTTGAAAGGTTTATCTACTGTTCCGCCGTGTACAGGATATGCTTTATCCTGACCGTGTTCACCTACAAAGTAAACATAATCACTTTTACCTAATAATGCCCACTCTGGATATTGTGCGCCAGCACGTAAAACTTCACCTTCATTTCCTACAGGTAATCTAGCAACACCAGATCCACCAAAGTATACTAAGTCACCAGTTGTTGTTAATATACTTGTTTCACTACCTGTAATTAATTGGTTCCAATAAGTACCTGATACGTCCTGATCTGGTCTTGAATTAGCAGCGCCGCCACCTTCTCCACCTATAGTTGAGTCAGTGTCTCCTTCAGATCTGTGTTTCTGAATACAAATATAAGCATTGTCTCCAAACTTAACTGCATCACCTAGTTCATATTCATAATCATCTTGCCATTCACCTTGCCATCCAATACCTTCATTTAATCTTGTCCAGTATGAAGCATTCGTAGGATGCCAAGCAACTGTTGCAGTCATTGAACCTGTTGCAGTTGTTGGAGTAAATGATGCACCACCGCTTGTTGTGCTTATTTGAAAAGTTGTAGCATCGTCTACTGACTTAATGTAATATGTACCACTTGGGAATACGTTACCAAATGTTGATCCACTAAACTGTACAACTTGACCTGCTACTAATCCTGTAGTATCTGTTACTGTAAATTTATTTGTACCATTATTAGTATCAGTAACTGTGAAATCAGTTGATGCAGCATCTTGTGTTGCAAGATATGTATATCCATTGTTTCTAATTACTTGACCAATTTTATAATCAGTTCCTATTGCCCAATCGCTTTGGAAATCAAAACCTTCTGCAAATAAATCCCAGTCACTTGCATTTGAAGGTGGAATACTGTTAGTGTTATTTGTTTTTGCTACGTAACTGTTACCACCGTATTTTACTACGTTTCCAATTTTGTATGCTGTAGCACTACTCCAATCATTGTTGTAATCAAAACCTTCAACAAAAGAATCCCATCTTGCTGCAAGATCTGTATCAAAATCACTTGATGAAGTATGGTATTGTCCTGATTTTACAATATATAAGTTAGGACCATACTTTACAATGTCGCTGTCTTTGTATCTTGTTGCTGATGCCCAGTCACCTTTGTATTCAATACCTTGACTGTATACTTCAAAATTACCAATGTTTGCTTCTAAGCCATCTGCTGCTGTACCTGCAGATGTATGGCCTGTAGTTACAAGGTATGTAATACCTCCGTATCTAACAAGATCATTAAGTTTGTATCTAGTACTAACTGTCCAGTTTCCTTTCCAGTCAGTTCCTTCAGCAAATTGTGTCCACTTCGAAGAATCATTTTCTAATCCAAGGGCAGTAGTTGAGGCAGAAGTGTGGGCAGTGTTTGCAATGTATAAAATACCACCGTATTTTACTACATCATTTATCACATATGATGTGTCAGTTGACCAATCTCCTTTCCAAGATTGACCATCTGTCATTTGGTTCCATTTGCTTGGAACTATATTTAAATCCGTATAAAAATCGCTGTCGGATGTATGTCCGACCGCACAAATGTAAGTACGTCCTCCGTATCTTACAACGTCATCTTTGTAGTATGTAGTTGAACCTGCCCAGTTCCCTTTCCATACAAATTTGATTCTACCTAGTTTAAACTCTGCCATTATCTACTCCGTAGTGTACATATATTTATGCATTTCTTTAGTCTGCCCTATTTTTGAATGATCTAAAGAACATTGCTTGTGCCAGCATACTGCCTTGTATGTTGGCTTTAGGACCATAGAAATCTGCAATAACAGGAATTTGATTGGTCAAGTTCGCTGAGTTGCTTATTGCGTTTGGTCCGACTTTTACTGTACCTGCAATAAAACTCGCTGTTAGTAGATCTGCACCACCAACGTTTAGTCTATTTGTCAAGTACGCTTTAATTGCCCTTTGTGTAGGAACAATATTGTTTGAGTCTGCTGTGAATAAAGGATCAGTACTGAATTCTCTAATTACTGTACCTGTACCACCTACTCTAATTCCACCAAGTGCTAACTCTGTTAAACCGTTTAGGTCAAAGAAGTCTGCACTAATTGTTACAATACCTGTTGCTTGTTCAACAGCAAATAATTCTCCACATCTAAAGTTACCTGATTGGTCTGTGGATGTATAAAATACTCTACCGCCGTTTAATTCTTGCACTTCATTTTCTGGATATGAAAGATAATTTACAGAATATAATGCTGGATAATTTGTTTCTGTAAAGTTACCTGTACCAATGTCCAAGAAGTCGTGTCCTGAAATTCTACACTGACTGTATCTGGTATTAATAGTCACCGCAGTGTTATGGTATGTGTCGTTTTCAATCTTAAGTTCAGGACTTACTCTAAATTTTAATGTAAATGTATCATCTGCATCTACTGATTCTTGCTCGATAGCAACAACAGTGTACAATTCTTCATTACCATTTAATCTTAATTGTGCTCCAGGTCCAATAACAATCGGCATTCCTGAAACAAACACAAATTTACCTACAGGAATTATATCAGCAAATCCGTCTCCTGATATGTTAACAGATGTAGTTGATGTTTTGTATTTAGAACCTCTGTTTCTAAAACTTGGTTGTGCTAATACTCTGTCAGCAATTCTAGTTGTATCTAGTACTAGTTCACCTGTGTTGTTAGGATCTACTACAGTATATGTAGGTCCAGTTGGTCCGTAACCTGATCCTGGCTCCCAAAGTTTTACGACTGATATTCTTCCTGCTTCAACATTACATCTACCTTTTGCAGTAGCACCTGTTAGAACACGTAAATGATTTGATGTAGTAACATCCTTGTTTAATACAATCCAAATACCTTTTCTGTTGTCACCGTTAGCGTCATCTGTAATATCAGGATTACCAAAACATACTGGTCCCCAATTACCTTCTGATGCAACAGTTTTCTTAGTCCAATAAATTCCATCTGGTGATTGATAAATGTAATCAACCGGTCCTAATGTAGGCTCTGCATCAACAACCTGTCCTGCTGTATCAGCAGTTGCTACAAATAATCCTTGACCATAATTAAAGTCATTCCATCTTAATACTGTTGATCCGTCTGGTGTTGGCATTGTGCCTGGATACCAAGTAATACCATCGAATGAATATGCAGTTTCACCTGTTGGTGCAACAGCAAAAAATCTGTTGTTACCATAACGTACTGAGAACCAATCTTTTTGTGAACTATCTCCAATTACGTCCATTATGTATGAATTCCAAACAATTGTAGACCCGTTATACTCACCTACTACTGCTAAGTTTTGTGAACTTGATACTGCAACAAATTTACCTTGTCCGTATGTTATTGAAGTCCATTCATCAAATGTTGAGTCACCGCCTGCTGGTATGTTTGCTGCTGTCCAAGAAATTCCATCTGTACTAAATGCAGCGTTGTTGCCTGCTTTACTAATTGCAACGTATACACCTCCGCCATATGCAATTTCTTGCCAATCAGTATTTGCTGGAAGTGTAGATGATCCCCACGCAACACCGTCTGTGCTGTATGCAATTTCATTATCTAGTTCTTTAAATGCTACAAAACCTGTTGCACCTGCAACTATTCCTTTCCACGCACCGCTTGAAGGTAATGCACCTGTTTCCCAATTTGTTCCATCGGAACTGTATTGTGTTGTACTACCTGTACTTGCTATTGCAACGAATCTACCTGAACTTGCTGTACCGCTGCTGTCAAAAGTTACAATACTGTTTGTACTGTCGTTTGAAATACTTGTTACTGTGATTGTAATATCATTATCGGCGCCACCGTCTAAACCTTCACCTTCTAAAACAATTACATCGCCTACTGTGTATCCAGCGCCGCCACTACGTAATGTTACTGTATATTCTTTTCCAGTTTTAATTACATCAAATGTTGCTGTAGCAGGAATAACTTCGATAGTTGTACCTGCACCTGGATCTCCAATTATACCTGTAAATGTTTTACTTGTTTCAGCATATGCAACATCTGACCAAGTAGTACCTGCTGTAAATGTAACTTGTGAAGATGAAAATACAGGATCACTAAAAATAATTCTTGGTTCAAATCTGTATCTGCTGTTCGTTGTTAACAGTGTTTCTGATGGAGTACCTGCAATAACGTGATCCCAACCTGCTGTTCCGTCTGTTTCTTTTATTACTTTTAACACCTTCGTAATACTGTTGTATTCATTTACTATACCATACTGTCCTGTACCTGGACCAGATGTAATTAAAATTCTTAATCCTAATAAGTTGGCTTCTTCATTATCATCACTAGTAGCAAGTGTAATTTGTGTTTCATTACCTGCCTGAGCATTATTACCAACCAAAGTAAATCCGCCTCCACCTGCTGCTGCTGAAGCATCACCTGTTACAATTCTTGCTTCAAACATAGAGTCGTCTCTAAATTCTTCTTGTACAACATCAAGACCTGTACCTGAACCAACAACATTATATTGCGCTTCTGTGTAATTTTGACCACAGTTTGCAAATTCAAATGCTAAAATAAAATCATTTACTTCACCTGCGAAAGCACTTGTAACTATTGCCTGTTGTGTTCTATTATTGACTGTTGCATTAATAGGTGTTTCACTTGGATCAGTACCATCTGCTAGTGCGCCGATAAATCCATATGAACAGTTACCGTTTGTAGCTCTTATAACACCACCATTTTCTGCTAGGTAACCTACCTGTGCGTAATATGTAAACACTGATACAAGTTCTGCTCTACCGTTGTTTAATACGTGAGCACCAATACCGTCCGAAATAACCTGTGTAAAGTCATTTGATACGATTGATTTGTTACCTCCGTTGTGTAGAGCTCCGTCAATTTTTTGTCCTGTACAATTAGTACCTGATGTGGTAACGTTTTGAATGTAAGGAGAACGTGTCATAATCCAACATTCTTGATGATCTGGTCCCCAACCTGGATCTAGTGATACATAATTTGGTCCTGTTGGTCTTTGATACTGATCAAAAACGTTAGGCGGATTAAGTGTTCCAGTCAATCCTTGGATTGAACAGTTTCTCACGCCAGATGCATCTCTTACATAGAACATATCTGTTCTATCGCTTCCGTTACATTTGTTGCTATAAAAAATTGATTCTTTGTAAGTTTTGTAATTTCCTGTGTATTGAATATCATATCCTAATGCATCAATATAACGTTTAACATCTGCAATAACATCTGTTTCATTAATTGCATACTCTGTAAAATATGTCTTCATATAAGCGATAGTTTCTGCTGCTGCAAAGTTTTTGTTTGCAAGTATTGCTCTAACACCGTTTAAATCTGTTTCATCTGTAATGATGTTGTTGCTACCTCTGTAACTTGGAGCAACTCCTGTTCCTGCAACAGCGTAATTTGCATATTGCATAAATTCATCAAGATTTGTATCTATTTGATCAGCAGTTCCTGTATCACCAAAAATAGGTGTTTCAACTACTTGTTCTTCTTCAACACCTTCACCACCGGTAGTTACTTCTCTGTCAATGACAAAAACTTGATTTTCAGCATTGCTTGGTGTTTTTGTAATAACCTGATTTGTAACAATACTTCTTAAAATTGACTTTAAGTGTGTTATCATTCTTTGTCTGTCTGGTAAATCTGCACTTGTATAAATTGCAGGAGCAGGTTTAATAGTAACACTTCTTAATTCATCGCCTACAATTGCAGTTTTCTTAGGAACTGTAATTGGAAGTATTTCAAAATAAAGTCCAGTTTTTACATTAATTGTTTTATGAGTATCTTGTCCGTCATCTGCAAGTTCACAAGCAAATTTAATTGTTTTACAAGGTTTGTTAGGATCAACACCTACGTCAGGATCGTCTACATCGTCTACACCTGCTATAGGATCAACTGAAATAAATTTTTGTGATATACCATACTTTTCATATTGCAAAGTATCATCATTTTGCACAGTTAACAAGTTTCCTTGTGTTCCAATTGGAACATTGGTAGCACCTAGTGTTGATCCATCACCAACATTAGATCTTGATTTACCAAATGTTAAAAGATCACCTGGTGCAACTAATCCTGCTTGACTTGTACCTTCTAGTAAAGTATCCCAATAATTGAAACCTTCGCCGTTATCTCCTGGAAAGTTTTGTGATGTTGACACGTGTTCAAAATTACATTTGTATGCGCTACCTCTATAACTGATTACGTCGCCTACTGCAAAAGTTAAATTTTCTGCCCAGGCATTTTTCCAACTTATTGAAGGAACTATAATGTCCCAGTTACCAGCGTCTAAGTAATCTAAAGAACTTCCGTCTGCTGTTGTATCTAATAATGCTACATAAGTGTAACCACCTCTTACTACAACATCACCTGTTTTGTATTGTCCACTCGCTGACCAATTGCCTGCGAGTCTAACACCTTTTTGTATAATTGCCCAGTGTGGTGTGCCACTTACTTGATAAATTGAATCACTAGGATTATTACCGTTATTGTTTGTTAATGATTGGAAAACATATCCACCGTGTTGAACAACGTCTCCTACTGCGTAGTAAACAGTAGTATCCCAGTCACCTCTAACTTTATTTCCAGGAACTTCTGTTTCAAAATTTGCACTGTTTAGATTTCCACTTGCTGTGTGTCCAACAGTCGCTCTTAAAATAGATCCTCCGTATGATACTAAGTCATTATATTTGTATCTATATCCATCTACCCAATCGCCTACATAACCTTTTACCTGTACATAAACTTCCCATTTTGCCGCAGATGAATCTTGTTGGTCTAAATCTGGTTCTAAACCTGTTGCATCATCGGCTGTTGATGTGTGTCCTATAATACATTTGTAAACTGTCGAGCCGTATTTTACTAAGTCACCAACACCGTATCTAGTGTTTGGTGTCCAAGCGCCATCCCAATCTATTGTTGTAGCGTAAATTGCCCATTTAGATTGATCGTCTTCTAAATTTGTTTGTGAAGTATGTCCTGTAACACACAACCATAAATAACCACCTTGTTTTACAATTGAACCTGCACCATAAACAGTAGCAGTTGCCCAGTTACCTAAATATGAGTAACCGTCTGTCATTTTACTCCAAGCAGGTGTCGCTAGTGTATCACCTGGAGGTGTATATGCTTGATCGTCATTAAAATCTGTACTGGTATGCTGTCTAATACAACTATAAGAACTAGCACCAAAATAAACTACATCGTCTTTATTGTAAGATGTTGCTGTTGTCCAAGTACCTTTCCAGGTATAACGTATTCTTGATATTTTCCACTCTGCCATAACTTATTCCTAACTTGAAATCCCTGTCGGATAGTCGTAATTTTGATTAACTCTTTGTACTAACATTCCTTCATCGTCAATGTAATATAATATACTTCTTTGGTCCCACTTATATTGAGGATACTTCATATTTTCATAATTGCTTTCGTGATCAGCAGCAATACCTTCAAAATAATCAATACCAGGCTCAAAATCTTCAAATGTCTGTTCAGGTGGACCAGGTAAATTAATATCAATAGTTTCTTTACCTGATAACTGATCGCTTCTTAAAAAATATAATTGTCCGTCAACGTCTCTTCTAATAGCATAAAAATATCTAGGCGAATCACCTAGTGCGTTATTAGGATCTTGACCAAAGTAATAAGGACTTGCCATTATGATATCTCCACGTAACTAATTGTTGCGTCAACACTATCTTCAGTGTCGCTGTTTATTCGTAAACCTGCCGTTGCAGGTAAAATCAAACGTTCTCCGTTTTGTACTACCTTTGCACTAGAGCCGGGCGGGATAGGTACAGAACGTAAGTAACTTCCTTGTGTTGAATTTTCATCAATAATATATACATTTACAATCACAGTATCAAAGTCTGAAAGATTTGAAAGATTACAACCTACTACAGTTGCTCTTACACCTTCAGGAATCTGTAACACATCTACAGGTGTTGTTCCTATACTGTTTACTACTTGGTTTTTAAATACTGTTGGCATCTTATTATCCTAACATTAATGCAAATGATGCTGCAATATCATTTGCTGTAATTTCTGAAACAGCACCTGAAGCACCTGCTGGTGAACTCCAAGATGCACCGTCCCATATTTCTAACGCTTTAGAGTTAGTATTAAATCTTAACATTCCTAACACTGCATACGCTGTTGGTCTTTCTGCATCTGATCCTCTAGGAGGAACAAAACCATTATTAGTATCAATTTTAAAGTACCCAGTGCCTGTCTGCGCAATCTGTGTAATTGCATTGTTACTAACATTAGTTATCACATTTCCTGCAAATTTAAAATTTGCTAGTCTTACACCACCTACACCATTACCGTCAATGTGTAGATCTAATCCTGTGGTTGTAGTAATTTCGTTGTCTCTAAACATTAAATCGCCAACATCTAGTGTTGGAACATTTAAAGTGTCAGCAAACACATCATTTACATACATAGTTCTCCATCTAAATGTAGGCGAACCTAAGTCATATGTGTTATCTTGTTCTGGTATTAAATCACTTTTAATCGCAGCATTAATTGTAATAGAATCAGTAAGTGCATCACCAATTGTTATATTACCACCTATAGTAACATCACCGTCAATTGTTGCATTACCTGTAACGTTTAAATTACCTGTAACATTTGTAGTTGATAGTACTTCTAAAGTACCTGCTGCATTTGGTCTAATTTCTAAGTTAACATTACTGTTGATAGTTGAAATCTTGTTCTCAGTAATCTGAATGTCGTCAACTTCTAATTTTGAATTATACACTACAGGATCACTTCCTGAAGGCGCAAATCCAAGTGTTGTATCACTAGAAATAGTATTGCCGGTAATATGTATATTACCTACATCTATTTGATTGTCTACTCTCCAGGTTGTTGCACGAGCAGTGCCATTTACGTCTAAGTCAGTTGTAGGAGATGATGTATTAACACCTATACGAGCGTTGCTTACATCTATGTAAAAAATATCAGGGTCACTTGCTCCATTTCTAAAAGACAAATCAACGTTATCTCTAACCAGATTTGCTTTCAAGAGCGGCCCACTTATACGACCAATCGCCATTCTTACTCCTCAACCGGGGATCCTGTCCCTCTAGCCACCTTACATTGCGGGCTAACCACAGTAAAAGATTAATGCTTGGTCGGCATTAACAATATTATTTAGCCAAATGTAAAGATTAGCCGAGGATAAGGCTGTATTCGTTACCTAAATCTTCCATAAGATTCACGTCTACTTCTGCACCACCACCAGTAGCAACTCTATAACCATCGTCGGTTTGAGCACCTACTGTAAATGTAAGATCATTGCCTGGTGTTGCACCACCCAAAAATATGTTTCCGGGCACTGTTACTGTATCGCTTGTTAGATATCCTTTACCTTCATTAAGAATTTCTATAATTGTTATGCTGCCACTTACAATAGTGAGCCTCATTTGTAAATCTGATCCATATCCGCTGGTTGTTAAACCTGAAGTAGTTGTAACTTGATCAGGTAAAGAACCAACAACACCACTTGTGTATGTTATATTTTCAACTGAACCGTTAAAACACTCAAGTCTTTGTGAATCAGTATTCCATCTAGTGTCTCCTAGTTCAGGAGCAACTGGTGTTCCTAAATTTGCTGGGCGTGTTGCATCATTTCCTGCTGGAATTTTCATTGCATTTGTACCCATAAATTTTGCATAACCAATACCTGTATTACGCAATCTTACAGGATCATTAATTAAATTTGTTAAATCGTTGTTTTCAATCTTAATTGAACTTTCAATAAATGTTATTCCTGTATCAGGTAACAAGTTAATATCGTCATTTGATTGTAATGCAAATATTTCATTGGTTACACCGTTAGCCCACAACTGATCACTTACTTTAGCAGCATTTGGTCTGTTAGTTCCTACATTTGTTAGATCGGGTGTATGCATTTCTGACCACCTACGAGGTGAACTGTCTTCTGCTTGTCTGCCAAATTCGTATGCTAGATCGTCACCTGGTACAATGTGTTGTGTTAAATCAGGTATAATCTCAACAGTATCACCTAATCCAGTATCTGGATTGTATAACTCATCACCTAAAATTATGTTTCCGTATTTTAAAAGGTTACCATCTATAGTCATATTGCCAGTAACACCTAAGTCGCCGTCAATATTCATATTAGCAATAACTTCTACAGTGCCTGTACCGGATGCTTGTAGTGTTACAGGTGTATTTGAAAGTTTTGATCCTATAATATTATCAGTAATATATAAATCATCTGATTCTAATCTATCAAATGTAAATCTTGGATCTCCAGGGTATTCACCTATTGAAAGAATAACTTGTGTTCCATCTGATATATTTGCATCCCAGTAATTTTGTACAAGAGTTCTGGAAGCACTTCCACTTGATAGTCCTACTAAACTTGGTGGATAAACAATAGTTGTATTAACTATAGGGTTAACATAGAAATTAAATGTTGAACCCTTTGAATAAGGCTGCGCAGGAGTTACTGAATTTGTAAGTTGAAATCCAAACAAAGGATTTCCTGCTGTATCATTAACATACACTGTGTCGTTTAAAGACAGTGTTGCAGCAAAGTCATCATTAATAGTACATAATCGTCCTTGATAACAATTAATGTCACCATCATTCAGTCCGCTGACTAGTGATACTGAGGTACCTCGTGAAGTCATAGTATTTGATGTGTTAAAAATGGTCTGTGGTTGTTCTAGATATATAGGACCAACTACAGTGCTGAAATTACCATCTGCATTGATTAATATGTTATCAATTTTTGCTTGACTAGATGCGTTAAAAACTGTAGACGTGCCGTCTACTTGAATGTCTAGGTCGTATGCAGGTGCATCAGTTTTAATACCAACTCTGTTTTGATTGACATCAAAATATAATATTGGATCAGAATCAAATGTAGTATTTTTAAATGATAAGTCAACACCTTCTCTAGCCAATGTAGAGTTTAAAAGATGTCCACCTATTCGCCCTAGTTGAGCCATCTATTTCCTCCTAGTTGGCAAATCCAAAAAATACTGTTACATTTTTACTAAAAGGAACAGGACTTGTAAATTTTAAATACCAACCGTCTGCGTAAGGTGAATTAGGTCCTGATAAACTACCACCACTACTCTGTTCTAATGTAAAGTTTGTTGTTGGAATTTGCATAACGTTTTCTACTAAAACAATAATATTGTTTGCACTTGCCGGAACATTTGTTAAAGGTCCAAAGACTGTTTCTGTTGCATCACCTGGACCAAAAGTTTCAATTGAAATTGTTGAAGCACCTGCTGCTCTTACAGTTTCCCATCTTCCGTTAATGTAACCTTCAAATTCTTCAGTTTGTGTGTTAAATCTAAAATAACCATTGGCAATTTTACTTGTATCAGTTTCGCCAATAGCACCGTGTCTGACATCTGCTGTTGTGTAAGGTCGTTGTGCTGTTGTTCCTTTAGGAACCATTAAGCCGCCAGTAACATCCATTACTGCACGACCGTATTGATTAACGAAGAATGCGTTATCTGACGGACTGTATTTGCTTGTATTTTGTCCTTTCAAAAATTTCATCTACAATCTCCTTATACAGGTAAAGTACTAACAGTAATCGCAATCAAATTTCCTGTGCTTGTACCTACCCAAATTTCGTCACCGCTATCTAGTATCATTTTTTCATCACTGAAAAATACTGTTTCTCCTGCAGGTACTATTAAATTACTTACTATAGTATTTGCAGCAGATGCTGATGAACCGCTTTTTACAAAGTGGATCGTTACGTTCACAGAGTTTGATGTTTCATCTGTTAGATCTACTGTGCCTGTATTACATAATGCAATAGTTGTTACTGCATTAGTTTGACCTGTAACAGCACCTCCAATAGCAGCACCAGTTGTTGAACTAGTGAAAACTTTTGTTGGAACTGTAACGTCTGTAGATGTAACTAAAGTGCTTGTAATCATCTTTTTTCCTCTAAAATATCATTCCAAATAATAATGCTCTATTCTTACTTATCAGTTCATCTGTGCTAGTAGCGTGTGTAAAGAAAACTCCGCTCTTTCCTACAGAAGGTGCATTTGAATACAGTGTTATTGCATCTGTAACATATGCAGGTGTAGTAGAAATACTTTCTAGTTCTAACCCATAATTAGTTTGAACTCTACCAGTACCTTGTGTTCTTAAAAATATATTAGCATTAGTATCGTTGTTAGTTAATTCATTTCCTGATATTTCAATATCTTGAATTACAGTTCTATTAACAAAATATTGTGTATTTAAAATTCCGTCAACAATTACACTAACTCCGCTTTCACCAAATGTACTGTAACCAGTTTCGTCTGACAAATATGTTTCAGATCCTGCTACATCTTTTTCTGTAATAATGACTCTCGTATTATCATCAATAATTTGGAATGTTGGATTATCTCTAATACTGTCGTCTACATATTTTTTATTTGGGATATCGTCGTCATCTGTAATCTGTTGTTCATAGTTTGTTGTACCTAAAACTTTTACAACACCACTGCCTGTACCTATTAAGGTAAGGTCTCCGCTGTCTGTGTCTGGATTGGTTGAAATTTGTCTTAATCTTAAATTACTAGAACTGTAATTTACAACTCCGCCTTCAACAGATCCTATAACAAGATTGAAACTGTCATCATTTTCATCAAAGTAAAAACTTGCAGGATCTTGTGTTCCTCTGTCAATTTCTAAACCTGAATATCTTAAAGATACACCTGGACCAGTTTCACCAACGTTCAATCTAATAATATTATCTTGAACATCTAAGTTTTCAGCAGATACTGTTAAAGTATCACCTTCAACAACTAAGTTTCCAGTTACATTAACTTGACCAATTCTAGGGCCGGTATCAAATGTAATTGTACCACCTTCGCTTGTTCTAATAGTGTAATCACCGTTTGTTTGTAAAAACTGTGCCATTCTATATACCTTTTAGTAAAACTATGCGTTGAGATGAATCATCATCAACTTCCCAGTTATACTTTATATTTACAAAATCTTTCATTATAGTATCAATAATTTCTTTTATAAAAACCCAAGCACTTGATTCTAAAACCAACCCCGATAATGACATTTCATTATCTTGTAATTCATTTGTGTTTTTTTCAACAAGTTTACAAATGCCTACGTTGCCTTCTTCGTCTTTAACTTTGAATTCTGAGTTTGAAATTTGTGCTAAGACGTTACCGTTATGGCACGCCTTAGCACTTTCAATTTTAACTGAAACAACCAAGTCTTTTAGGTTTTTTAAAAAATCCCAAAATACATTAATTGGTGGT